TCGTCTGGGAGGTCTCGACCGCAAGAGCGCCGAGCTGCGCCGCCCGGTGCTGGAGGCCGCCGCCAATGCCGGGCTGCCGCATCAGAAGGCCTTTGCCGCCTATGTCCGCCGCGGTGACGAGGACGGGCTGAAGAGCCTGGCGCTGCAGGGCAAGGGCCTGAACACCGCAGTCGGCTCGGAGGGCGGCTATCTGGTCGACCCGAAGACCGCCGATCAGGTCGAGCATGTACTGCGATCGGGCGCCAGCATCCGGTCGATCTCGCGGGTCGTCCAGGTCGAGGCCGGGGCCTATGACGTGCTGATCGACCATGAGGAGATCGGCGCCGGTTGGATCGACGAGGTGGCCGCGGTCTCGGAGACCACCTCGCCGGTGATCGACCGCATCTCGATCCCGCTGCACGAGCTTTCGGCCAGCCCGAAGGCGTCGCAGCGCATCCTCGACGACGTCGCCTTCGACGTCGAGGCCTGGCTGGCCGAGCGCATTGCCGACCGGTTCCTGCGCGCCGAGAGCGCGGCCTTCGTCGGCGGCGACGGCGTCGGCAAGCCGACCGGCTTCCTGAGCAAGGCGACGGTGGCCAACGGCTCGTGGAGCTGGGGCAACATCGGCTATGTCGCCACCGGCACCAGCGGCGCGTTCGATCTGAACGATCCGGCCGACGCCGTGGTCGACCTGGTCTATGCGCTGGGCGCCGAGTACCGCGCCAATGCGGCCTTCGTGATGAACTCGCAGACCGCCGGCGAGGTCCGCAAGATGAAGGACAGCCAGGGCCGGTTCCTGTGGATGGAGGGCATGGCTGCGCATCTGGCGGCGCGGCTGATGGGCTATCCGGTGGTCATCGTCGAGGACATGCCCGACATCGACGCCGACAGCCACGCAATCGCGTTCGGCGACTTCGGCCACGGTTATACCATCGCCGAGCGGCCGGACATGCGCATCCTGCGCGACCCCTACTCGGCCAAGCCGAACGTGATGTTCTTCGCCACCAAGCGGGTCGGCGGCGACGTCACCGACTATGCGGCGATCAAGACGCTGAAGTTCGGCGCCTCGTAAGGCGCGGGCGACGACGGTTCGGCCGGCGGGGCGACGGGTCCCGCCGGCACCGCGTGTGGGGCGGCCGCGCCGGCCGTCTGGGGGAGTCTGTTGGTGAAATTCATCAGCCACAACGCGCTCGACGCGGCCTTCGACTACGTCGCCAGCCGGGCCGATACCCTGGCGCTGTGCTGCGGGGTGCCGGCGACGGCCGAGGAGGCAATCATGCCGCCGGAGTATGGCGGCCGGATGCTGTGCAGCACGGGGCTGATTGCCGGGCTCGGCAATGGCGATTTCGCCGTCGCACCCGGGTTCGGCTCGGGGCGGCGGCTGATCATCAGTGCGCGCGACGGGCTGGAGGCGACGGCCTCAGGGCTGGCCGACCACCTGGCGGTGGTGAGCCACCTATGGGGCGAGGTGCTGCTGGTCACGGCGCTGCGTGAGGCCCGGGCGGTGGAAGCGGGATCGGTGGTCTCGCTGACCAGCTTCTCGGACGAAATTGCGGATCCGATGTGACGCCATGGGCGGCGCCTGCGCGCCTCGTCCGGCCGACCAGCGGCCGCGAGGGCCGAAAATGACCGACCGCCCGCGTCGGCAACACTTGAGAGGACATCGGCAATGAACTTGACGGAAATCTCGCCGGCGGCCGTGAGTGCGGTGCCGCTGGATGAGTTCGCGGCACATCTGCGCCTGGCGCAGGGCTTCGCCGATGCGACGGCAGAGGATGCGCTGCTGGAGCGCTATCTGAGCAACGCAACTTCGGCGATCGAAGCGCGCATCGGCAAGGCGTTGATCCGGCGCACCTTCAAGCTGCAGGTGTCGTGCTGGGGTCGCGACGGCGATCTGGTGCTGCCGATCGGGCCGGTGACGGAGATCACCAGCGCGAGCTTCGTTCGCGGCATCGACACCATTGCGGTCTCTGTAGACGGCTGGTCGATCACCGCTGGCACCGGCCGGCAGCGGCTGGCTGGCGCCGGCGGTCGCACGCTGCCGTCGATCCCCGACGGCTATTTGGCCGACCTGGTGTTCGACGCGGGCTTCGGCGAGACCGGGGACGACGTGCCCGGCGAGCTGCACCAGGCGGTGATGATGCTGGCGGCACATTATTTCGAGAACCGGTTTGGCGACGCCAACGCGGGACGCGGGATGCCGCTGGCGGTCCAGGCGCTGTTGGAAACCCAGCGCCCGGTCAGACTGTAAGCGGAGCGCGCCATGGCATTCCGAACCCCGAGACTTTGGACGCGGCTGACCCTGGAGGCGCCGCAGCGCATCGCCGATGGCGGTGGCGGCTGGCGGGTCGTCTGGCAGCCGCTGGGCACGATGTGGGCCGACCTCAGGCCGGCGAGTGCGCATGAGCGGGTGAGCGGCGTGCGCGAGGTCGCGCGCGTCACCCATCGGATCACGGTGCGCGCGGCCGCGGAAGGCTCGGACCGGCGCCCGACCGCCGAACAGCGGTTCCGCAAGGGCGGGCGCATCTTTGCGATCAGGGGCGTCGCCGAGGCCGGCGAGCGCGGCGCCTACCTGACCTGCTGGGTCGAGGAGGGCCCCTTCGCATGACCTATGCACTGTCGTGGCCGTTGCAGGAGGGCGTGTTCCAGCTGCTCAGCAACGACGCCGGCGTCGCCGCGCAGGTGGGGGGGCGGATCTATGACGCGCCGCTACCGCCCATTGCGGAGACCGAGCCGGACGGCATCTATGTGACCCTGGGCGACGAGACGGTGCGCGACTGGAGCACCGCCACCGACACCGGCGCGCAGCATATGCTGACGATCGGCGTCTACGCCCCGCGCCGCGGATTCGCCGAGGCGAAGCAGGTCGCCGGGGCGATCTCGGAAGCCTTGCACGCCGGCACCATCACCATGAGCCGAGGGCGGGTGATCCTGCTGCGCTTCGTCGCCGCGCGAACCGGCCGGGCCGAGGGCGATGCCCTGCGCCGGATCGAGATGCGGTTTAAGGTCACGCTTGAGGATACGGTTTAGGGCGCCGCCCTAGAGACATGGAAAAGCAAATATATCAGGAGATAGCGCATGGCTGCGCAGAAAGGCAAGGATCTGCTTCTGAAGCTGGACGAGACCGGCGGCGGGAGCTTTGTGACGGTCGCGGGCCTGCGGGCGACGCGGCTGTCCTTCAATGCTGACACGGTCGACGTGACGACCGTGGAATCGGCCGGAAACTGGCGCGAACTGCTGGCGGGCGCGGGGCTGCGCACGGCCGCTATCTCGGGCTCGGGCGTGTTCAAGGACGCGGCCTCGGACGCGGCGCTGCGGCAGGTGTTCTTCGACGGGACGATCCCGGATTTCGAAATCGTGATCCCGGATTTCGGCGTCGTCACCGGGCCGTTCCAGCTCACGAATCTTGAATACTCCGGCCAGCACGACGGCGAGGCGGCGTTCGAGATCGCGCTGGTCTCGGCCGGGGCGCTGAGCTTCGCGGCGATCTGACTGTGGCCAACCCGCAGCGGGGCGAGGTCGCGATCCGGATCGACGGGCGCGAGCAGGTGATGCGGCTGACGCTGGGCGCGTTGGCCGAACTGGAGGTGCGGCTGGAGGCGACGAGCCTGCTGGGCCTGGCGGAGAAGTTCGAGGGCGGCGGGGTGTCGGCGACCGAGCTGATCGCCCTGCTGGCGGCCGGGGTTCGCGGCGGTGGCGGGAGCATCACCGAGGGCGAGCTCGCGGCCGCCGATATCGACGGGGGCCCGGTCGGCGCCATGAAGGCGGGCCTGACCTTACTGTCGCGCACCTTCCAGCCCGAGGGCACGCGCACGCCATGAGCCGGGATCGGGGCGAGGCCCTGGCCTGGACCGAGTTGATGCAGCTCGGCCTCGGCGCCCTGCGGCTGCCGCCGGAGGTATTTTGGGCAATGACCCCGGTCGAGCTGCAGCGGGCGCTGGAAGGGGCGGGGATCCTGCTGGCCGCCGACCGGAGCAGCTGGATGGAGCGCGCCACGCTGGAGCGGCTGATGGCGCGCTTTCCCGACAAGGATAAGGGGAATCTGGAATGACTTTCGACGAGGGAGCAGATTTCGGGGCGTCGACCGGCGCGCTGGCGTCGTCGCTTGATCAATTGCAGTCGCTCACCAGCGGGTTCGCCGGCGAGATCGCCGGTGCCACCGAGGTCATGCGCGCCATGGACGGGCAGGCGCAGCGGCTATCGCGATCACTGGGGAGCAGCCTGCGGACGGCTTTCGACCGGGCGGTGTTCGGCGGTGCAAAGCTGGGCGACGTATTGCGCGGGCTGGCGAGCGACGTCGCGGGACAGTCGCTCAACGCCGCGCTGCGCCCGGTGCAGAGTACGCTTGGATCGGGTCTGAGCGGGCTGGCGAGCTCGCTGGTCAGCGCCTTCGGCTTCAGCCGGGGCGACGCGTTCTCGGCCGGGCGGGTGCGGGCCTTCGCCCGAGGTGGCCTTGTCGATGGACCGACGCTGTTTCCGATGCGAGGCGGCATGGGCCTGATGGGCGAGGCCGGGCCGGAGGCGGTGGTGCCGCTGACCCGCGGGCCGGACGGCAAGCTGGGCATTGCCGCTGCCGGCGGGCGGGCCGGGCCGGTGGTGACGGTGAACATCAGCACCCCCGACATCGAGGCGTTCCAGCGCTCGCGCGGGCAGGTCGCGGCGCAGCTGGCGCGGGCGGTGGCGCGCGGCAACAGCAGATTGTGAGGCACCAAGATGAGCTTTCACGAGGTTCGGTTCCCGACCGCCATCTCGTTCGGGTCGACCGGTGGGGTGGAGCGGCGGACCGAGATTGTCGCCCTGGTCAACGGCTTCGAGCAGCGGAATACGCCGTGGCAGCAGTCGCGCCGCCGCTATGACGCCGGGCTTGGCGTGCAGAC